AGTACGACGACGCCACGCCACCCGCTGCCTAGTCGGCATAATTGATATCGGAGTAACAGATATGGCTTACAACACCGGCAACCCGGTAGGCAGTACCGACCCGCGCGACCTGTTCGATAACGCCGGTATCGTTGATCAGTATGTCAATGGCCCGCAGCCATTCTATTCTGATCGTTTTGGCGTGCAGAGGCTTTCTCTTTCTGGTCAGCGGTACAACTACAACGCGGCTCAGGATGGTCGGGCAGCTCAGTTTGCAGCAGCACAGGCAGAACGCGCCGCACAGTTTCAACAGTTTCTGACCGAATCGGCCTATGTACCAATGGGCAACTACGTGGCGGGATTACAGTTCGATCGGTATACCCAGTATGTGGCGTTCGATGGGAATTTCTATACGCCGGCGCCAAGCTCAATCCCTTTCACTACGTCCGGCACTTGGGATGGTGCCGACGAAAACCTTTTCGTTTTGTTCAACCCGGATAGTGCTTTACGTCAAGATCTTGCCGATCCTGAAAAGGTGGCAAGCATAGTTGCCGGTGTCACCCTATACGCTAAATCGATTTCAGATTTGCCTTCTGCGTCAGGTATTTTAACTGGGCGCGAAGCGTTAGTTTCAGGTGTTCCTTTCGAGTTTGTTAACGGAGCGTGGAGGCCATCGCTAGGGTACGTTTCCCCTCAGTGTTTCGGCGCCATCGGGGATGGCGAAGCAGATGACAGCCAGCCAATTATGGATGCTTTCTCTTATCTAGGCAGCCTAGGTGGCGGGGAGCTGCGCCTGCCGCCCGGCACTTATTTTTGTGGTAAAGACCTAGTTGAAGAAACCGGTGTTTCGATAAAAATTACCGGTAACGCAAAAACAGCCACCATCAAGATGGGCGCTGGTTTTTGGTTCAATATTAAAAGTCCGAAAGACGGCGGCCTTTACGATATAGTGGTAGAGGGCACAGACGATGATGTGAAATACCAGCACGTCTATGTGAGCAATTACTCAAAATACACGATCAAGGATTGCCACTTCTCAAACTGGGGCGCAGTTTCTGTGCCTAACAAATCTGGGACAACCTGTGTTTATATGGTGGCTGTCGCAAATAGTACCTCATACGCCAACCCGGGAGACTCGTTCGGCGCGGTGGTTGAGGGCTGCACTTTTGAGGGTAATTCTAGACTGACGAACTTCGCAGTGCGGGTAATGTCAGACTTCACTGGTTCCGCACCGCAGACCAACCGAGACGGAAAGATTAATGGCTGCTCTTTCTATGGGTTTAACTGGAACGCTGTGGAGATAGCCGGTAGGAAAACTTCAGAAATACGTGTTTCGAATTGCTATGCAGAGGCGTGCGGCCTAACTCCGTTTGACTTGGACAAAGGAGCACATGACTGCTCTATCACGGACGTGTTCATTAACAGGTTGCTTGGAAACATTTCGCCTGAACTCGCGAGCCCGACCGCAATTGCCGCTGTTGTAATTCAAGGGGAGATCCCTGGCGATCCTTCTTCGTATGCGTATAACAACAGAGTAGATGGCGTAACTGTTAGGCTTCTGGCAGATGATATTGAGGCTTTCGGGCGAAGAGCTTGCATTGTGGGGATAGCCTACGCCAGGGACTCCTCAGTTACCAACGTAACGGCTACCTGTGACCGAGTTCCGGCCAGAGCTTCCGCAGCTCTATTTGGTCTAGCTATTGTGGCGCATGAAAGCGCGTCTAATTGCAAGGTAACAGACATAAGCTGCACGAATGCCTCTGCCGGAATATTTCAGTCAGCTCAGAATTCGGCTGCAACTTATAGCCGGGAGAACGTGTTCGATAGGATTAGCAACGTCGGAACACTGACCGGGGAGATTGTTTCCCAGGCAGCAGGTAACTCCGCTGGCGCTCTAAGTCAATGCCTTTACCGTCACCTGTACTTCACCACAGATCTTACTAACCCAAGGGAAAATCCGGGGTTTCTATCCGCTATCAATTTGAATGCGGGAAACTCTGGTGCAAACAGTGCTGTTTTTGAGGACTGCAGATTCGCGATTCCAGAAACAGGAGCTTGGCTGGTAAGGGCAAATATTGCCAACGTAGGTCTTAACCGTGTAAACGTAGTAGGCATACCGAGAAACGACCGGCTTATATACACAGGCGGCTCTAGCGGTTCGCGCGTCGGTTTTAAAGACGTCAGCGCTGGGGATATTTCGGAGCCTATGGACGTATTCTCGGTTTTTGATTCTGTGAGCGCGAAAATCTATCCAGAGATAAACCCTAGAGGCGGAGCTATTCAGAATCCAACAACCGTTTATAGCAGCTCCACTGATGCATCCAGGGGGACTAAAGTTAGCTTTGCAAACTGGAGTCCGTATTTTACGGTAATGCGATACGCTCCGGTTGCGGGCGGTTACGCTGGATGGTTAAGTACCGCAACGTCATTTAAGCAGTTCGGTCAAATCTCTGCGTGATCTATTCAATTAATCGGGCACGCAGAAAAGGTGTCGCCCATGCTAGACTCAGCCCATTCTATCGGAGGGGTCAACATGGCAGAGCCTAACACTGCAGCGTGGACGCTATCGTGGTTCGGGCTGCTGGTTCTGGCGGTGCTGGAACAACTGCACCCAGGTGCTGCCAGCGGCGCATCGTTCGGCTGTTTCTTCTTGCTGGCGTTCCCTGACCCGGTCAAGTCGTCGTGGTGGGAGATCGTGCTAAGGAAGATCGGCCTTCTGGTGTTCTCCTGGGGTTGGGGATACGGCATGGGGTCTGGCCACGCGGCTGAGGGTGGGCATTACGCGATCGCCATCGCCTGCGGCCATGCGGCTGTTGCGGCCACGCTTTTCGGCTCGCTGAACCTGATGTTCCGCAATGATGGCCCCATGCCGCCATGGCTCTCGGCTATCGTTGATCGAATCCCTATCTTCAAGAAAGGTGGCTAAGCATGGGAACCAACCCGGAACTGGTCGGCGCGGCCATCCTGTCGATCCGCCTGTTGCTCCATGTGATCACGGCTCTTTCGCTGGCTCTATACCTCAGCGAGCGCCGCAGCCGCTGGTGGCCCACCTGTATCGCGGTGATCGGGGGCGGCTGCAGCCTGGCGGCGTTCTTCCAAGGCGTTGGCGAGTTCCACACCACCGCACCGCGCACCCAGCCCTGGGTGATGGGTATCACATTCGCCTTTGCTGCCGCATGCCTGTATAGCCGGGGCAACATGGCCAAACTGTTTTCCAACTGGCCGAGGTGGCGCACATGACCCCTAAACAGTTCGTAGCAGCAACCGGCGCAACTGAGCGTTGGGCCAGCGTGGTCATCGCCGCCATGAAGGCCTTCGGCATCGACACGCCGCTGCGCCAGGCTCATTTCCTCGCCCAGGCCGGCCACGAGTCGGCAGGCTTCAAGACGCTGGTCGAGAACCTGAACTACAGCGCTGAGGGGCTCCGAGCCACCTGGCCGACCCGTTTCACTCCTGAGCGTGCCGCCGCAATGGCCCGCAAACCTGAGCTGATCGCTAACCACGTCTACGGCAACCGCTTGGGCAACACCAAGCCGGGGGACGGCTGGCGGTTCCGTGGCCGTGGCATCTTCCAACTGACTGGTCGAGAGAACTACGCCCGGGCCGGCAAAGCGCTGGGCATGCCGTTCGAGGCCGAGCCCGAGCGTCTGGAGTCGCCAGAGGCGGCTGCGATGACGGCGGCATGGTTCTGGAAGGATCGAGGACTCAACGCGCTGGCAGATGCTGACGACCTGATGGCTGTGACGCGTCGGATCAACGGCGGCCTGCACGGCCTTGAGGATCGTCGGTTGCGGCTGGTGCGCGCCAAGAAAGCGCTCGGCATATGATCCCCACGTCATGGATCGCCCCCGCCCTGGGCCTCGCCGCCCTGATCTGCTCGCACTGGTTCGCCTATAGTCAAGGAGAGTCAGCCGAAGAAGCCCGCCAGGATGCATTGCGTGGCCAGCAGGCAGTAGCAGCAGCCGGAGCCCTGGCAGGACAATACGCTGCTCGCGACACCGCCATGGCCGAAGTGCAATTTCAGCGCGCAGCCCTTGAGAATGAATTGGAGAAAGCCCTAGATGAAAACCGCAGGCGTGATGATCGTATCGCTTCTGGCGCTGATCGGGTGTACGTCCGCGCCCAGTGTCCCGCAATGCCCGCAACCGCTTCCGATGCCAGCGGATCTACGTCAGTTGCCGCCGAGCTTGATGCCCGCTATAGACCAGCTCTTTCCCAGCTCAGAGAACGGGCTTTGAGGTGGGAAAGCTTTGCCAGGAAGTGTCGGATTGAGCTGATGTCCAGGAGTGCTAAGGAGTAGTTGGTGGGCTAGGGAATGGCTGCCAGTGGGTGATTTGCCCTGGGTGCATAAAATCGTGATCTCCGCCGTATACTTCCCAAATACCGTCCTGCCTTAGGTGTGCCATCCCCAGAGAGCACGGATCCTTGCAATCCGTGACGAGAACCGAGTTTGAGACATGGATACTATCTCTGGTGTATTCATGAATGCATTCAGGAAGATGATCTTCAACGCTAATCCACTTATCCATTATCTCTCTCCTGCAATTTCTCCAGCCTCTCCACTTCAGCCCGCGCATAAAACAGCACCTTGCGAGCATCACGCAGCTCATCCGAATGACTGGCGCGCCCCTTGCGGTAGATGGCTCTCATGATCTCGCCGTCTTGCGCATTGAGATTCCTGTAGCTGATCAGATCCTGAAGCTGGGTAGCGCCTGGTGGTAGTTCGTAGTAGCTGGCGGTTGTGCCGTTGCTGGTTTCTTTGGTGGTCATTAGACGGCTCCTAGTTTGCCGAGAAGGTCGATTTTTGCCTGATCTACATCCTGGCCAATACCAAAAATATTGATCGCAGATTGGTCTACCGCCGCCCCGACATGAGCGATGCGCTTATTCCCAGCCCATCCAAGAGACTGAGTGGAAATTCTTCGCATGGCCATAACAGTCTCAGCGTGGCATGGCTTAGATCCACTTCCCATTCCCGGGCACCTCCCTAACTGCTGGTGGCCGACAAGGCTGATGATTCCGCACCCTTGGCGCCACAAATTGACCGACTTGAAAGGCC